TGGTATGCACCGGATCGAGTTCAACCAGCTCGTCATTGAAATAGATTTCATCGATGGCTTGGATCTCGTGGCCGGCGAGCGTGACAACGATGTGCAGGAACTGATTCTTGTCTCCCGTCGTGCTGAGATAAACGATGGTCCCGCTGACGCGGCATCTGCCGTAAACCATCCGGCGCGCCGAAATGGGATTGCGAACCATCTGCGACCGGTCCGTCAGCGAAGAATCCGAGAAGCTCGGCATTTTCGGCGCGAGCAGTTTCGACGCTGCCATTGAAGCACCGACAACGGCAACAAATGCAACTGTGTATCCAATCGCGGTGGCAATAGCGCCGGAAGTAGTAATCCCGGAAACCAATGCAAACTCGGCAATTTTTAATGCGATAGCTTCCATGTTAGAATTTCCAAGCCGCTTCGATGTTTGTGATTGGCCCAAAAACTAGACCAGTCTTGGCGACAAAAGCTGTCGTCACGCCGAGACAAATCCCAAGCGTCATTCCTCGTCCGGCCTCCTGCGCAACGATGTCACCGCGCCCGGCCAACTGCGGCGCCACGCGTTGCAGCCCGAGCGCGTCCACCAGAGCCTCAACGCCGCCTGCCTCGTCCAGCACGCGCACCGCGCCAAGTGCCGACGAGTAGCGACCTCGCCACGCCTTCGCGTAATCTTCGCCGGTGCAGACCTCGACCCAATCGGCCGCGAAGATGCAGCAATCGTTTACGCCCCACGCGAAAGGCTGCTCGCGCCGTTGCTCGATAAATTGCGCGAGAAGGTTGGGCCAGTTGTCACGGCGTGCTGGCATGGCTTAGCGGTAGGAAGTGACCTCGGTCTCGCCGCCGCCCTCGTTGACCGGCGCCGCGAGCTTTGCATTGCCCCAGTAAATCTGTTTTTCTTGAATCGCGTTTACGAATTCCAAGCCGAGATCAGGCGGACTGACCGGGTAAAGATTCTGCTGCTCTTCGTGCGTGTATCGCGTTTCGCGCGGCCGGAGAAAGTCCACAAGCTTGTTTTCCGCGCTCATGATGATCGTCGCGTTCTGCCCGTCGTCGTTGATGGACATCACGTCCATGCGGCCGGCGAAGATCGTGACCGGCGAGGAGACAATGGCGCCGGTCGCGTCGAGCGCGCCGAACAGCACGGAGCACGCTTTGCCTTGGTAGTTCTCGGTGAGCGCGATTGCGACGTAGGAGCTCGGTATTCCCGAGAGCTGGAAGTTGATTCCCCGCGCCGAGAGGTCGGTCGTCTCTTCGACCGGCGAGATTGTCCCGAGCGTTCCGATGCCCTGATACGTCACTGCGCCGACCGTAATCGTCCCGTAACCGCTCCAAAGCCGAACCGGAGTCGAGAACGAGAACGACGCGAGCAAGATCGGCGAGAGCTGCGACGCGCTGACCTCGGTGACCATGTTGGCCGAGAGCGACCGGCCTGCGGTGGTGATGCTCATGACTCGACGTCCTCGATAATCGCAAAGCCTACGCCGTAGATGCTCGCCTCGCCGATGGCCCACTCGGTGCTTGGTGAAGCTAGGCGGAAGACGCCTTGAGCGCGCTCGGCATTGTCGGGCCTGCCGTATTTGATAGTTGTGCCGCCCGCGTAGCTTTTGCGAAGCGCCGGGAAAACGTCCACGCTCGTTGACGAGTTCGATTGCACGACCTTGTAAAGCGAGGTTGAGATTTGCAGCCAATCGCCGACTGCAAATGATCCAGAGCCGCCCGTGTTTGTGTAGGTCAACGTCGTGCCGTTCGCAGTCGCCGTGGCTACGTTCAGCGTCCCGGTGACGCCGCCTCGGTTTAACGGGTTTGCGTAGTCTTGAAAATAGAACGTGCCGCGCTGCGCCGCGAGCAGGAACGCCACGATCTGCTCGGCGTCCGCACGCTTCATCGGCGGACAATCGACCGAGCCGAGCCACGCTTGGCCCGGCCAGTTGTATTGCTGGGTCTGCAACGTGAAGGGCGACGTGTTGCGCGAGGTCGCCGAGACGCCCGTAAACGACAAGCGCGAGAGGTTGAACGGACTCGGCGGCGTGAGTGGATAGGTGATGGCCATGAGGATCAGGCGAAGGCTGCACGGTAGCCGCCGCCGCGTCGAACCATGTCGGGAATCTCGGCCTTGAGCCGGCGCCGCTCTTGTTCGAGGATCGGAGCGAGTTCGGCGCGCGAGACGCCGGCCGCGATGTTGTAGTTTACCGTGACGCTGCCGCTGCCCGATCCGCTGCCGCCGCCCATCTTGTTATTTGGCACGATGGTGCCCGAGGCGTGCGGAACGAACAGCTCCGGGCCTTTTTCGCCGACGACGTAAGAGGAGCCTGCGCTGACTGGTCCACCGGCCGCCATGAATCCGGCGAAGCCTTTGCCTTGCAGAACTCCGGTAACTCCTGCCGCGAGGCGCTGCGTGACCATTTGCTGAAACACCAGCCTCACCAAATCGCGACCGAGCGCGCGGACGACCTCGCTGAGCTTTTGCCCGCTCAAGATCGCGTCCTCGAAGCCTTGGGCGATCAGGTTGCCGGCGTCGTTGCTCATTTGCGCGAGTTGAGACATTGCAGGAATCGTTTTGTTTGCCTCTTCGTTCACCATACTGAGGCGCGATGCCATGTCCTCAACATCTCCTGATGTCGCTGCAAATGCTGCGCCGGCCTCGCCGGTCAGACGAATCATGGTCTCGGTGTCTATGGTGTCAGATGCGTGCAATAAATCGATGCGCTCAAGCGCAGCGACGTATTTTTCCATCGGAGTCATGACGGACTCACTCAACGATTTGCCGAGCTGTTTTTGAGCTTCGGTCTGCGTTGTAACTGATTGAGTTACGCCGTCTATTGTATCACCGAGTTTTTGTTGAAATACTTGTTCAATTTGAACTCGTTCTTTAGCTGATTGCAACGCGTCTGCTTCAGCAACTTCGCGCTCAACACGATTTGCTGCGGCCCTGTCCCGAATAACTTTTTCCGCGTCTGCAATAAGTTTGATTCGAGCATCTGCGAGAGCCTGATCCTCTGCGAGCAATTTGGATAATTTTTCGGCCTCTACTACGGTGCCTAAATTTGATGATCGAACCGGAGAAAAGGACTCGCCTTGCAAAACAGACGGCATTTGAGATTCAACTGATTGCGTCGCTTTTTTAAGCCGCAAAATTTCAGCTGCGTTTTTGATTCTTTTTTCGTCGATGGCCTCCAATTTACTTTCCGGAACTAGCAAACTAAATGCCGCGTCTTCTCGCATTTTTTCGATCGTTTTATTGGACTCAGCGAGAATTTTTCCGACCTCATTCGCACGCATTGCCAATTCGATCAGCTTTTTGATGGCCAGATCTATCACGCCGATCAGCGAAACACCAAGCGACGCCGCAAGCCCGGCTCCAATGGCCCGCGGGTCGAAGGCTTTTTTCATGAAGCCAGCCGCTGTCTGAGAACTTTGCTGCAATTTCGCCAGCGAGTTCTGCACGTTGGCAAAAGCCTGCTTCGTCGCATCCACCGCCCGCAAAATAAATGTCGCTTCAGCCATGTTGTTTTAGTTTTCGGTTTTGGTGTTCGATGTAGGCGAGCCAGCCGTTCAGTTCCTGAGCTGGCATCGCGAGCACCTCGTGGGCAAATTTGTGCAGACGATCCGCGAGCGCGTAAACGGCGAGGAGGTCTGCCGCCTCCCCGCCGTAGATCAGTTTTTTAGGTCGTCCACCTTCGGCGCGTCGTCCGCGAGAATGGCGTTGGCGACGCGGCCGACCACATTGCTGTCGGCCTTGTTCAACAACGTCGGCTTGTGCTCAATCGTGAACAACTTCGCGCCGTGCTCGTCGGTCGCTTTCATGATCAGAATGTCCACGAGCAGCTCCATGTCGTTCTCTTTGCTGCGACGATAAAGCCGGTTCTTTTCCGAGAGCGTGACCGGCGTTGCGTGCACGACGAGCTTCCACTCCGGCACGTCGATTTTGCGCGTGCCGAGTGAGGCGAAGTGTTCTCTTACGAGGTCGATTGCGTCCATGTGTGTGTTGTGTTTTTTGCCTGCGAAATTAAGCCGTTAGCACAGAAAGCACTCCATTTCCCTCGAAACTAATTTGACCTTCTATAATACCGTCAAATGAAGCACTTACGTTAAACTGGGTCACGATGGCGGCGCCGGAATAGTAAACGTCGCCGGTGGATGCGCCCTCTGGGTAAAGGTTCAGCGTGACCGAGCTTCCGATGGTGATCAGGAGTTGGCCGGCATCGCCTTCGTCCCAGTAAAGGTCACCAGAAACCGAGAACGATTTCATGGATGCAAGCCGGGTGCGGTAGGTGTCGCCGAGGACGGAGTCCTCGACCGTGTCGGACGAGTGGGTAAGAGCGTAGTTCCTTAGCTCGCCAATCGTCGTGCTGGACAGTTTGATGAGGCCTTCTCGGCCGAGTTTTGTTGCCATAAAATTTTTTTAGTCGGTTGAAAAATAGATGCAGTTAAAGGTGTGCCGAGCCGAGCCGAAGCGCCGGTCTTCGTCTGGCTCGATCGTATATTCGACGCTCGTCAAATGCAGGTCTTGACACTGCCCGCCGAGCGTAACGTCCGCGAGCACCGCCGCCTCGACCGCTGCGCTGCCGGTGTCGAAAAGGTCATCGATCAGGTAGGTGCCGCTCTCGGCGGTGAAGTAGTCCACGACGAGCTGCAGCTGCCGGTATTGCGTGCGGTTGCTCGGCCCGAGCGTGCGGACCTCGATCTGCTCGCTGACCGCGTAAACGGCGGCGGAGGGAAAGCTGACGCTGGCAATCGTGTTGTTGCGACCGCGCAGAATGTTCGCCGTCGGAACGACGAGAGCGCCCGTGAGCGCGTTGGCGGTGGCGTTGCGGATGTTTGTGCG